CGCTGTCAAGGTGTGTTTGAACCCGAAGCATTTGATAGACGATTGATTGAACCAGCAAAGTTTATCAAAGGCTATGTAGATGAACACAGTGCATTGCCTACGTTTGATATGGTAAACGCTGCAACACAAAGCGATCTAAAGCATCCGGGCGACTTAGCTGAGAATCACTATGACTGGTTGTTGCAAGACTTTGAAACATTTAGTAAACACAAAGCACTAGAAAGTGCCATTCTTAAAAGTGCCGACTTGTTAGAGAGTGGAGAGTACGGCGCATGTGAAGACTTGGTCAAAGCAGCAGTACAGATTGGCTTGCAAAAAGACTTGGGCACAGACTACTTCTTAGATCCAAAAAGCAGACTAGAAGCAATCAAAGACAAGAACGGCCAGATCAGCACAGGCTGGCCAACACTAGATAAGAAACTGTTTGGCGGCTTTAATAGAGGCGAGCTCAACATCTTTGCAGGCGGTAGTGGTAGTGGTAAGAGTTTGTTCCTAGCCAACATGGGTGTGAACTGGTGTTTGCAAGGACTTAACGTAATGTACTTGACATTTGAGCTTAGTGAGAACTTGGTTAGTATGCGTCTTGACAGTATGGTATCAGACATTCCTAGTAGAGATATTTTTAAAAGCATTGATGATGTACAACTTAAAGTTAAGATGATTGGCAAGAAGAGTGGTGCGTTCCAAGTCAAGTATATGCCATCGGGCAAGACTGCAAACGATGTACGTGCATACTTGAAAGAGTATGAGATAAAAACAGGCAAGAAGATTGACGTACTACTGATTGACTATTTGGATCTTATGCATCCTATTGGTACAAAGATCAGTGCAGAGAACTTGTTTGTTAAAGACAAGTATGTATCAGAAGAACTACGCAACTTGGCAATGGAACTTAATACTATCTTTGTTACAGCGTCACAGTTGAATCGTAGTGCTGTTGAAGAGATTGAGTTTGACCACAGTATGATCTCTGGAGGTATATCTAAGATCAACACAGCAGACAACTTGATTGGTATCTTTACAAGTAGAGCAATGCGTGAAAGAGGACGTTATCAGATCCAGCTTATGAAGACACGTAGTAGTAGTGGCGTTGGTATGAAGGTTGATTTAGATTTTAATGTAGACAGTTTGCGCATCACAGACTTGGGTGAAGATGATCAAGGCGACTATAGCAGTGCAAATTCACAAACCAGTGGCAGTAATGTACTCAGTCAAATACAACGCAACAATCAAACTACAGAAGAACCCAACAAAGGCGCTAGTGTTGGAAAGATACGTGCAGAAGCAGACAGTACAGCACTGAGGAGTTTCTTAGGACAACTAGGCAATGAATAAAGTTGCAGTGTTTGGAGACAGCTTTGCAGATCCAATGTGGCCTGACAACAACGGCAAAACCAGTTGGGACACTGCTTGGCCACAACTGCTGAAACAACACAACACTGTGGATAACCTAGCTTCTAGTGGAACTGGACCTGATTGGAGCCTTAGTAAACTAACCGACTATATATTACACAACAATACCAAACACACTGATCTAATCTTTATATCCAGCAGCATAGAACGTTTGGATCTCAACTGCTACAATCATCCTAGCGAACAAGTGCATTTGGGTAGAATAGCCAGTGGCGAAATAAGACACAAGAGTCAGCTGTTTGCTAGAAATGCAGTTGATTGGTACATGACAGACAACTGGCAACTGAATAGACAGATCATGTACTTGGGTGCAATCAGTGTACTAGCACATCATTTTAGACGGGTGTTGTATTGGCCAGCACTAACACTGCTAACAGACACACTACAACTGTGTAGCAGCAACATTACTGTGCCCAATGTAGGATTGATGCAGTTGAGCAAACTGGATGATCCCAGCTACAACGGGCAAGGACTTGATGCCAGAGTCAACCATTTTCACCCACACAACCACGAATACATACATCAACAGATACTACAATGGCAAACACAGGGTACAAACATCTCAACAGATGGCATTACCAGCGTCTAACATCAATAGCTCTATTGGGACTGTACAAATCATAGCGCACTTCATTGTTTTGATTCCCACCTAGTATGATCCAATACTCTCTACCGTTGTGTGTTTGTGTGTCAACATAAAATCCAACATGTCCTTGCCATCCTTGATTGCCTCTTGGAAACACCACAACATCACCACGTTGTATGAGTGCAGGTTCTACACGCTTGCCCCAATAGAGAAAACTTCTTGCCATAAGCGGAGGATATCGAGTTTGATTGTTGAGAGTTGGAATACCGTCTAACTCTAACACACTATTGACAAATGCTGCACACCATTCTGTTCGCACAGGATCTACATCTAATAGTTCTTTTAGTTCTGCTCTGTGTATTCGTTCGTCTAACCCAATATAAGGCTGTGCTGTTACAACACTATCACTTTCTTGTGCTACACCACATGCGGCCAACAGTACTAAACTTATACATACTAAATTTCTCATATTGTACTTATGCCAGAAAAGCCCGAAGGGCACAGCGCCGCCAAAGCCGCAAAGCGGTAGTGCGCAAAAAATTACCCCATAGGAGTACCTATGTACTATTCGCATATACAAAAAGAAAAACTACAACACCGTGTCATACGGTAGCTAACGAAGTGCCGTACGGTGCCTAACGAAGCGGTTACAAGTTTTATAGGATTATTTGCACACAGTAACAACTCACGATGCTCTTTTTATACTGGATAGCGTTTATAACTCTACGCAAATGGACTATACTGTCCATCGGGTGTATACTGTGTGCTAAAGGTATTTATACTCAAAGTCTACACTGTTGTACTTTATTGCTATATAAGTTATCTTGCTACTCTTGGGATGCAATGCTATAAACCGTGCTCTAAAGTTTCCTGGATAATCCGGATGCTCTAGTATACTGAATCCATGATATATCAACTCTGTGCGAAACCATTGAACCTTACCCAAATATGGATAGTTGAATGGATCATGTTCTCCACGGTACACTTGAATAAACCACTGTGACATACAATATTTATTAATCTAGTTGACACTAGATTGGCTCAGCCCCTGTTGGCTGCTTCGCTGTTGACTACGTCAAGAAAAGGTTTTGTACAGTAAAAAAATACTTGCGCAAAAATTTTAGAACTAGAATGTGCGAGCTATCCGAGATGGGTATCGCACGGTAAAAATTTTGCTGCGCAGTTTTTTATATAGAAGTACTTATGCTTTTGAGGTGGTGAATTCTACACCCCACTACTACTACTGCTAACTATTTGTTTTTATTATATTATATGCGACCCCCCGAGAGAAAAAATATTTTTTTTCATTACCTCTCGAGATAAAAAAAAGGAGACAATCAAGTTTGACTGCCTCCCAGTTTGCAAACACAACTTGCAACAGTTGTTTCTACTATGCTCCTATAGCAGCAGGCTCTAGCAGACTAGCAGCAACCTTCCACTGTGTGCCTGTGCTGCTGTCCTTTACTAGCACAGTCTTAGGGTTGACCTTTACTACACGCCCTGTGATATAGCCGCGTGTGTTAGCATCAAAGCCTACTACATCTCCTACTAGGAGTTTGCGTGT